GCCGATGCAATTGTAGAAGCTACTGTATTGCCTTGAATGTACAAAATACCGTCGGGCCTACTATCTCTAATAGAATCGTTTTGACTAAATGCAAACTGTGCATCATCTGGCGTTATTTGCTCTAAAGGTGTGCCGCTGCCGGTTAACCTTGTTTTTGTTATTGTTGCTAAACCGCCTACATTTATGTTGCCTGAGCTTGGCTCTCCTGACATAAAGAAAGCGCCAGCGGGGTAGTCAAGGGTTGTCTCTGTTACGCTTATGGAATCAAATGTAGCTGTACCTAAGTCGATAAATGTACCGGCTGCAATGCTACTTAATGCGGGTTGAAATAAGAATGCCTTCCAATCGCCAACTAACAACATACCGTTAGAGGTTGTTGAGCCTGAAAAATTTGTAAATCTAACACTTGAGCCATTACCGCCAAAAGTACCAATTGATGCACCCGCGTAACTTACATCACTTACTCTTAATACATTAGTACCTGAGTCAGTAAAGCCATATAGAGGGCTGTTTGGGTGAACAAAATTTATATTTTTAGTGCTACCGCTAACGTTTGTAAATGTGAGAAATGGTAATGTTCCTGTGTAGCTTGCTGTAACCACCAATGAGTCAAGACCAGAATAAACAGTATTAGCGCCAAAAACTAATCGGCTTGTTGAAAATGCAACATCATCAGCTTGCACGTAAAGCGTATTAGCCGCCAAAGTTATAACGCCGCCAACCGCCGCCGGTAAATCTGCAATAGTGTTTACTATTACACGCCTAGTTAGTGTTGCAACTGCGTATAGCTCGGTAAAGTTATCGTTTATCTTTGCAGTATAAGCGTTTGGAGTGTCGCCTAATTTATCATTAGGAGCCGAAGAGTTTGGATTTAATATTTGTTGAGCCATTATGCAAGCACCTTGTCCATTGTGAACTCTGTTGAGTCCATAGTAAAACCTGTAGTGTCCATAGTAAATTCAGGCAAACCGGCTAATTCTTTTAATATTTGCTGTATTTGAGGCCCAAAAGGAGCGCCTTTGTCAGCGTTTATAATAGTGGTTACAGTGTCATTGTTTGACTCGGTTACAAGCTCCATCCAAGTAACAAAGCGCTGAGTCGGGTCGCCTCTGTCATTAAAGAAATCTTCGCGGCGCCTTGGGACGATTATAGTAGCCATTATTGTGATCCTAATTCTGGAGTTGCGGCAATTCGTATCAGTGTTGCTTTTACAGGGTCCGTTACTGTAAAGCGTATTGTTCTGCTATTAGGAAAGCGCCCTTGACGGTTCCAGACTGTTTCATGGCCATACTCACCGATTTTACCAATAGAACGGCTAAACTCTGAAGAGAATGTCCGGCCTCCATCGTCTGAATAGTCCATTCTTACAATGGGGTCAGCGCCTTGGCCTAAAGTTAATCCGGTACCGGCTTCAAAGTCTGCCTCTAGTTCGCCAGCAAATATTTTCATTCCGTCTTGCGATAATGGCTTAAGTGCTGCCTGTCTAAATACTACTTCGCCATATTCAGTGTAAACACTATCAACAACCTGTCCTATCCTACCATCTACCGAATCACCACAAAGCAGTTTACCATAGGCTTTAACGATTGAGTTAACACGCCAAGCATTGTCTGTAACGCCTGTTTGAAATTCAAACCAAACGCTGAAACCTGCTAAGGCTGAAGCAGTGCCATTATATACAAATGTTTTGCTCGGTATGCGCTCAGAATAAAAAGTAAATATAGCAAAGAACTGACCTTTTTTAGCAAAAGTAGTTGTAAACGCGTTGCTAATTTCTTCTTTGTTGTACTGCTGTATTGCAAAATCGATTACATTTGTTGATATTTTTACCGCTGATGAACTAGAAGATTGGCGCCAAATTGCCGTTAATTCATTTTGACCACCGCCAATAAATAAATATGTGTTATCAAACTTAACAACACCATACTTAGTGTGTGCGCCTTTTTGAGTGAATGCGCCTGGTATTATCTGCAATGGGAAATCAGCGCCGCCAACGTTTCTAAATACCTCTGTTGTTTTTGAGCCAATAATAGACAATTCATCATGATCAACAATTTGCGTAACTATCCTATCTGGGTCCCCTTCAGCGCTGCCAAAGTCTAAAGCGTCAAATGTTAGCGGCGCGTTTAAGTTAGATACAAATAGCTGTTTACCGTCTGTTGCAGTAAAAACAAAGAAGCCACGATAAAAAGAAACCGTATCTGACACTTGAAAGTCTATGTCTGTTATTTGCGTTAACACTGCTGTGTCTAAATCAAATACAAAAGCATCGCCGCCAGGTACAACAATCACAAGCTTACTGCCATTGTCAGCCATAAATACACGACTCGACCCTGTTATTGTGCCATGACTAGTAACTACGCCTGAAGCGCTAACAGAAACTAATGTGTTACCTAATACAAAGTAAGGTACGTCACTCATTTCGCGCGAACCACGACAAGCGCCAAATGCACTTGTTGCAAATTGAGTCACGCCGCTAGGTTGCATTAGTATGCGATTGTTTAAAGCCTCACCTTCTGGAACCATAGGCACCCAATTAATACAGCGCTGCGACGACATTGGCGCGCTTTCGCTTTGGTAAAATCCTAATGGAATTGGTAGTGAGACTCTAGGCATTAAAAGTTACTCGTTTTGTTAGGCGGAAAGAATTTTTGCAATAAATCATCACCGGCGCATGTGTTGCCGCTGCCCATTGGAAGCGTGTCAGGATATGCAATATTACTTAAATCTGTAACCGATGCCAGTAGTGTATCTAAAGTATTGCTTGCTAATAAAGCTAAAGCTGGCCCTACGACCTTTTGATAAGATGGTGCAAGCCTTATGGCTAGATTGTATTTAACACAGCCTATCGCGTTTCTATCAACGTTGATTAAATCATCGCCGTTAGTCACTTCATTAAAACCAGAAACTATGCCAATGTCTGCCCACTCAGTAAGCATATCATTACAGCGTCTAATGCCTGACTGTAATTCATCGCCAGTAAGCGCTACTTCAGCGGTTTTAACGCCTATCTCTTCCATTGCATCTTGAACAACTTCGCGCATCGTTGGCATGTTTAATTCTCGATTAGTTTTTTAACTTGTACGCGTAAGGCTCTAATACCTTTACGCCGATCAATATCAACATTAAAATGAGACAAGGCGTATTTTTCTAACTCTTCCTTGTCCATTTCACCAATATTTAGCTCACCGTTTATTCTATCTACTACGCCGGCAATTGATTCGCCAAGCACTTGAACCGCTGAAGCGTTATTCTCATCAACACCAAAGTCAGATATTTTGGCAAAGGTTGCGGGTGTATCTGACCATCCATCATTTTTGTGAGCTTCAAAATCATTTGAGTTTATAATTTTTGGCTCTAGTGTCTTGTGGTATACCCACGTTTTAAACGATTTTGACATGATTGCACCTTGTATTTAGTTTTTAGTATATCACTTTTTTTCACAAACAAAAAAGCCTACTGATTAAAGTAGGCTTTTTAATATTAACACCGCATAATTAAGAAGTTGTACGAACTGCAAAATCAGGGTTTTGAGCTTTAACACCGTACAATATATCAAAGCGATATACAGTTTGATCGTTAGTAATATCATATTGGCGAACTGCGCGAATAGAAATATTACCAAAGCTTTCACGACTAGCCGTTGCGCCATCTTCAGGCAAATCTAAAGGTGCCATTGCAAGCGTGATCGCGTTAGGGTGAAAAGCCAAGTTCTGCTTGTGACTAGAACCACCTGCACCAGTTTTAACAACAATAGCGGCATTGTTTGCCGGTGCTGCCGTTACAGTCTGGTAAGGACCGCTGATGATTATAGGCGGCGTGATTGTCAGTGTAGCAGGGCCAGTACTTGCGCCCGAAGTTGCATCAGCAACAACACTAAACGTTTGCAGCTCGTTAGTACTTTGGCGTGTCTTACGGTTAACACCATTTACACCAGCAAAGGTAATAACATCACCAGCAAGCAAAATGTTAGTCGTGCTGTTAGTCCAGCCATCAGTAACAATGGTCTGTGTATAAGCATCACCAGAATCCGCGTAAGTTGTGCCTTGGTCAGCACCGTTTACAAGAGGTACGCCAGTAGCAACACCAACCGTGTGAACTGCCAAAGACTGGTTTTCATACAGCATAAACTTGCTGTAGCGACCAATAGCCGCTTCTTCAATTGCTTTCTTAGCAATATCAGTAGGAAAAACAGTTTTTAAACCATCAGCCAAAGCCAATGAAGCATCTTCGTCATAAAACGCATTCCAGCGTACATTCATTGGACAACCAAGCTTAGTTAATACCTTGGCAGCCGCGCCAACAGCCAAGAAAGTAGCCGGTGCTGTGCCTGGAGTACCTACAAAGTTACCAATATTTTTGTATACTTCTGCAATTGAAGTCTCAACTTGTTGCGCTAATTCAGCCGCAGCGGGTTGAACAAAACGCTCGGTAAAGTCTTCAACGCTCAATGTTAAGTCTTGCGAGGTAATAGCAAAGTTAACTTTTTTGCGCTGGTCTAGTGTGACAGTTGCTGCGCGTTCTTCAACATCAGGGTTAGACGCAATTACTGCACCATCTGTTGCAACAAACATAACAGGACGGCGAACGTCAATTGAGTTGCCAACCTTTCTGAATTGACCATCTAACTGACGATCGACTTTTGCACCCATCTGCAACGCGTTCATAAACTCTTTGAGCATAATGCGCGTTACGAGTGAGGTATTTTTAAAATTGTTAGCCATTTTCTTTCCTTTGGCCGTTAACCATATTTACTAAACCAATCGGCTGTACTCATTTCATCCCCAATATTTGAAGATAAAGCACTACCTGACGATAAAGTCTC